AAGTCTGGCACGAGCGCTACCTCCAAAACTGCGACGGTAACTATGGCCTCCTCTTGAAGGGGTTGCTTGGCCGTTTGGCCTTGATGCTCAAGGCGGAGAAGCTTGAGCTGGACCACGACCCGGCTCTCGTCCTGCGCGAACAGCATTTCGTCACGTTCAAGGGTAAGATGACCCTCAAGTTCACGCCAGACGCCAACGACCCTGAGTATCTGGTCTATCGCCCCGACACCGGCCACCGGCACAAGACCCACGGCGTGCGGCGTGAGGACTCGCCCGAGTTCTCCGACCGCGTGCTGATGAAGCGCCAGCGTCGGCGCGAACGCCCGAAACGCAAGAAGCTCTGGCCATCCCGTCCTTTTCCCAAGAGGAGCAAGCATGTTCACGAATGAAGACATCGAGCGGGTGGCACGTGTCCTTCGCGAAACGCTATGGACCCACGGTTGTCAACTAAGCAAAGAAATTAATGAGGAGTTGGCGCGCGCTGCCATCGCGGCGATGCGATGCTGGAGAAAGGGGAGACAAGCCATGACCGACGACATGGTGGAACGCGTGGCGCTGGCGATAATGGCTGAGGAGTTCAAAATCTCCCAAACTAACTGGGGGGACATTGATGAGGAAATGCAGGCAGGCTATCGCGATATGGCGCGCGCTGCCATCGCGGCGATGCCGGAGCCGCCGAAATGACCGACATGATTGAGCGGGTGGCGCGGGCACTAGCCGACGGCGATTGGGATGACATTCCTGATAATAAATCGCATTGGGTGGAGCAGCGCGGGGAGTTCGGCGGTCGCTATCGTGCGGTAAGCGAGCCCTTCAAGGGTGATTATCTCGACCAAGCTCGCGCTGCCATCGAGGCGATGCGGGAGCCGACCGACGAAATGTTCGCGACTGCGGCCCACTATATCGGAGGGGCCGATCGCGTCCGTAAGATTTGGGGTGCCATCATCGACGCGGCACTCCAGAAGGCACCTCAGTCGCGCTAGGACGCCCGCCCACGCGTTTTTTCGGAGACCCTGTACCATGGACCGCATCGTCTTCCCTGCCCTACTGGCGGCCCTCCTAGCCGTCACAGTCTTAACCTCGATGTGCCGCCTCGGGGCACTCTCAGCCGTCTGTTGGTAAAAAAACCGCCCCACGGGTTCCAATCAAGGGGCGGTTTCAAGTTCCATGGTGTGCGCTCCATTGGGTTGTAGGGAGAGCGCGGGTGCCGTTGTACCTGATTCGCTAGTTCTTCTCTGCCTCGATCATCACCCGTACGTCATCACAATGTTCCACAACCCCGTTAACCTTCCCGTTGGTCATGAACAGGAGGCATTTGACACCCTTCCCGAAGTGGCCTTCCGTGGTGGAGGTCGTGTCGCGGATCGAACTGACTTCGTGGGGGTTGATGTCAATCTCCTGTCCGTTCGGTCCGTGCAATACGATCAGCTTCAGCGCGAGTATGGTCGCAAGAAAAATCGGGTGTATCATCTGCTCCTCCGCCGAAAACCAGACGCATCAGGAGTAAGGCATGGACAGCATCGTTCTTTCAAGTGGCCACGGCTTGCATATCCGTGGCGCTTCCGGTCCCCCGCCTTGGGGCTTGGATGAGGTCGACGAAGCCCGGAAAGTAGTCGAGGCGGTTGCAACGCACCTCCGCAAGCTTGGCGTCAACGTGACGACCTACCATGACGACATTTCGACCTCGCAGGATGAGAACCTGCACAGGATCGTAGACTTCCATAACTCGAAAACCCGCGACCTCGACGTGTCCGTCCATTTTAACTGCTATGAAACCACCTCCGAACCTCGCGGCTGCGAGGTCCTTTACCTCACGCAGGAAGCACTCGCCGATGACCTTTCCGAGCGCATGGCCTACGCTGCTGGCTTCCTTGATCGAGGTCCCAAGTATCGGGACGATCTTTATTTCCTGAACCAGACCGAGGTCGAGAGTGTGCTGGTCGAGACCTGCTTCGTGGATAGCGAGGCTGACGTTGATCTCTATCACCAGAACTTCGATGAACTGTGCAAGGCCATCGCGGCAGCACTGGCAGGCGAGGAGACTGAGATTGGGGAGTTGCCCGTCGAACCGCTCACCACCGTGCGATTCATAGGCAAGGTTTCATGGTTCGGTGGACCACAGGATACCGGCGTCAGCCCGGACGAAGGGCTCGCGTTCCTCTACGAGATCGATGAGGCACCATCGCTGTTCTTACCCAACCAACCACCCGGTACCACTGGGCTTGCACGTCGCCTCAATCCCAACCGGCATTACGTTGCCTGTCGCTGGGACTACGACGTGACCAGCAAGGATATGCTCGCCGACCAGAATTTGATGGCGATCGTTCGCGCCGTGAAGACTGGAAAAACGTTCCTCGCGCGGCCAGCCGATTGGGGACCTCACGAGGACACCGACCGCGCTGCCGACGTGTCTCCGGGGCTTCTCGACGCGCTGGGGATCGAGACCGACGATGAGGTCGAGATCCTCTATCCGGCTCCGCTGTCAGTGTATGGCACTTCCTAGTTGGTGCAGCAGCGGCACCAGAACATAGAAGATCAGCACCAGCGCCAAGACCACGATGATCAGGATGCGGATGATTTGATGGATCAATGTAGGCAGCGGGATCATCGGAAGCAGTTGCTCGACCGCCCACCAGATGATGCCAATGACCAGCAGAACGATGATGGCCTGAATAAGCACAGCTACCATGGTCAGTTCCTCATGGTTATCGATAGGTTTGCGTCGCTGTTGACGTTGATCGTGTTCGCGTTGGTTCCGTCCCCCTGCTCGTTTCCGGAAATCGTATGGAATCCAAGCGGCGGATTGAACGCGCATATTGATGCAAATCCATATAAACCGCCACTGCCGCCGGAGTTGCCCCCGATCGCACGTGCGCAGGAAAAGGCGGTCGTTGTATCCAGACCAATTCCCCACTGGTTGGAAGCGTTAGCAGCAGCAACGGTCGAAATGCGGTTGTTGAAGCTGGCTTGAACGCTATCCTCCGATACGCCAATGACGAACTGAGTTTGAAACGTGGCTAAACCACGAACCTGACGAATTGTGGCTGTGCTGTAAGTATATGTTGTTCCGCTATCGATGACGATGGAGGAAGTCGCGACCCGGTTGTACATATTCCACACGCCAAGCAATCCGGCCGTCCCGCCCGATGCTGCGCCCCCCAGCGTATAGCTGAGTTGGCCGTTTGCGGTCGCGTAGACCGTTCCGAGATAGCTTCCCTGATTGGCACTGACCGGCCCATAGTTCGTCGCACCATTGAAGCAGTTCGCGATAGAGTTCTTGTTTGTGATGTAGCCGCGGGTGCTCCTGTCGAGGACCGTGAAGCCTGTCCCCCGCGTCGTGCCGCTGCCGCCGTCCGAAGCCCACCCACCACCGCCCCCGCCCGAGGCAGACATGGCGATGCAGATGCGGTTGGCTCCGGTATGGACCCACCAGACATCGTAGACCTGACCATTGACCACCTGCCCCGCGCTCGCCGCCGCCACCATCGCGTCGGTAACCTCGCAGGAAGTGATGGTATCGGATTGGTCCAGCACTCCCGTGTAGTAGGGAACGCTGTTTCCGTTATAGCAGTCATAGCGCAGCGTCGTCTGCGCCGTCTGCGAGGATGTCATCACGGGCGTATTGGCCTGCAGCGTCAAGCGCCCCTGCGGTTGCGCGACGGCCGACCCAGCCGCGCAGGAGAACTGATGCAGCGATGTCGAGTAGAGCAAGCCCGTCGTGCAGTTCGGAATCGCCGTGGTCGCCGCGGTATTCGCCGCCGCCCAGTAACCGATCGCCAGATCGGACGAAGCTCCCGCCAATCCTCCGATCGCCGTCGGTCCGGTGAACGTTCCGACCTGTCCCGTCGCGCCCGAAGCCGTCGAAGTCAGCGTGTAGGTCGATCCGCCAAACTGAGCAAAGATGCCAGATCCCGTGATCCAGATGTCGCCATTGTTCGGGGCTGACGGCGTGGGGCCCTGACCGACGTTGAACCCAGCTCCAAGGCTGCTTGCAGGAGCCGTGAAGACCGGCCCGGTGAACGTGCAGCCGGTGAGCAGGCACGATGCCGACCCCGGCCAGTCGCTCTTGACGGCAAACCAGTGGTTCCACTCTGCAGGCGTCGGCGTGTAGCCGTAGCTCCAGTTCGGCGAGGACTGCTGCGCGATGGCCGCGGCGATCGGAGACAGCCACGCCAGCGAGGCGAAGACGATGGTGCGGAGCTTCTTCATAGCTGCAGGTACCAGTAGACGGTAAGGGACTGCTCGACGTTGTTGTGCGCGGTGCCGCTGCCGGTCGCGTTGGTGCCGGTGATGCCGGTCGCCGCCGCCGCGGTGGTTGATCCCGTGTTGACGTTCAACGCGACCGAGGGGGAAATGGTCCCAGCAAGCGCAGCACCGCCCGCCAGAACGGCTGAGAAACCGTGCGAATGGGTCGGATCGGTGATGGTGTGACTATGCGATGCCAGTTCTCCGACTGTCAGCGCGTGGGTGTTCTCGCCGAGGGCGGACGCGCCGGTCGTGGTCGACCCGTTGATGACAGGCACCCCCGTCAACCGGCTCGTAGAAACATCGACCCCGATCACCCCCCTGCCGCGCATGTCCGGCGTGGCAATCTGTCGGTTTGCATTCCAGTCCGCGATAGCCGTTGCACCTCGGCCAACACTCCCGCCGCCGCTGTTGAACATGTTGCAGGCGGAGCAGGCTGTCCAAAGGAAGCTAAAGAGCCAATACGTATCAACGTTGGCCCGGAGCGTCGCGTTCGAACTGGCGTTTCCAACCGTACTGCCGTTGGCGAGCACAGATCCCGGTGGAGCCGTCGATGAAAATGATGGGATTGGCGTGCCTGCGGGATTTGTCCCGACCTGCACAGCCCAGCTTACCGTCGCCCCGGTCTGGTCATCCGGGTTGGTTACGTTGTTATCGACCGTCGATCGCCATACCCGCCCGATCAGGATATTGCTCTGCACCAGAGCGCCCTGCGGATAGCCGCCGATCTGCGTCTGGAACGTCGCATCGTAGTTCATCGTGCCGCCCGCGAACGCCCATTGCAGGCCAAGCGCGAGCGCGCTCAAGATACCGTTCATGTCCTGTCCGAATGGTGGACAGCCGCCCGAGCCGGAAGGCAGGAACGTCAACGGCGGGAAGCCATCGGTATAGCTCGCCGCGCAGTTCGTGATGCCGATCTGGGAAGGTACGGGGATCGTGCGGATGTAGGCTCCGCCTGCGCTCTGTCCCCACGGCACGCCCATCTTGTACGGTGGAGACCCGCGCGTGAGAGCATGCGCGGGAAGAGGCGCGAGCAACGCCAAGAGGAGAGCGCAAAGTTTTCTCACGAATCCTCCTATCATTCCAAGATGTTTACTACCACCCCTGCCGCCGCTGGCAAAATGCCGGGCGTCTGGACGATAGCAAACTCCGCCGGGGTCAACGCAAAATGAAACGTGTAGGTTAGGCTCATGTTCAACCCGTCGGCTACATAGCACACGCCGCGGCCGGGAAAGAGGGCCAGCATGATTGCATTGGTCGAGGGGATCGATCCGTCCGTGATGTTCGTCGCGGCTTTCGCCAGAATCATCCGCCGGAAATCAGCATCCCCGAGAACGTAGTTCTGCGTTAGCCCGGACCCCGAATACCAGATGCCCTGCCCGAAGCCGGTCCAGCTTGTGCCCGCCTCGCCGAATCCGATGTATTGCGTGGTGCCCGGGATCGTCAGCGTGCGCGATACCCCGACGATGCGGCCCCAGACATCAAGTCCATACCCCTGCGCGGTCTGGATATTCCACATCATATCGTAGAAGTTCGACATCGTTTGCGTGAAGTCCATCGCCGAATTGAAGGCTAGAATTATCGAGGTGATGACCGGCGAGTTGGCGTACTGGCTTAGCAAGGTCACCCACGGATCGAATGTCGGGATATCGCCGATCGGCGAGACCCCGATCTGAAACTGGCCGATTCCGGCCACAGCCGACGGCTGGCTCGGGTGCGGGAAAGGAGGAGGAGGTCCTGTCACGTGTGGCTCACGGTGATATGCGCCGCGTTGACCTGCGGCACCTGATCGGCGTTGACGGGTGTACTGCTGGAATTTGCCACTGCAGACATCAAACCGGGATAGATCGTGACCGCAGTGCTGGAAAGCGAGACGGCTGCCGAAACGATATAAACGCCATTGCCTCCCGTCGTACCGGAGACCTGCGATAGGATCGTCGTGTTGGTCGGGATCGTACCGCCCGTAATCACGTCGCCATTGCCGCCCTGATTGATGGTGTTGGCGCTGGCCCCGCTGATCGTCACCGTCGTGGATGGACCGCTAGTCGTGCCTAATGCAGTGACGGTACCGACCGTTTGAGTGTTGTTGAGTGTCCAAGACAAACCGCTGCCTGAAACAATGTTCGTTCCATTGATGACCCGCGGGTCCTCAACGAACTGCCCCGATGCGATGCTGCCGCCCGTGATGGTGCCGCCCAAGACCGTCATCGTGGTGCCGGAAATCGTTGCACCGTAATTGATTCCCGTTGAATTGATCGACCCGACTTGGATCGAGGATATCTGAGCCCACGGTCCCAGCGCGGCAATCACCGCCGCATAGTTCTGCGCATAGACCGTCGAGCCGATCCTGACCCGTGGCGGAGGATTCGTCAGGTTGCTTTGCCCCGCACAGGCCGCCACTAATGCGTTCTGGATCTGCGTCGTGGCGTCGGACGGAATGCCGGGGTTGTTCACGAGAACGACGTTCCAGAGGACGTTGATCGGGGTCGGAATCTCGTAGGTGATTTGATATGGAATCGGCGTCGTATAGAGCGGGTTGCTGTCGTAGACCGTCACCGTGGTGTTGCCTGCCATCGGCGCGCCCGCGCCCTTCTTGGAGAGGATGGCCTGCGCGACCGCCGTCGTCGTACCACCCGCGACCGAGATGTAGATGGAGTAGGGTGGGACAGTAACCCCGTAGGCGTTGAGCGGAGCAGAGCTATTGTTGTTGATCCCGAAGAAATCGGTGACGTTGGGCACCACCGACACCGCCCCGAGGATCGAGCCGATAGCGCCGAAGCTATTGCCAGCGACCGAAGCCTGCCGACGCGTCTCGAACGCCGACCGCCCCTCGACGTTTTGCCCGATGATGCCGGACACGATGCCGACCGTGTCCCAACCGGGAATCGCCTGATAGATCGAGACCGTGGCCGGGACCGCCGTCGGACCGGGAACCACCGCATTGAACTGCAGAACGATCGACCCGCCTGCCGGGATCGTCCCGCCCCCTGTCGTCGCGCACTGGTAAAGATTATTCGAGCCATCAACGATCAATGCCCCGAACGGGATAACAACGCCCGCCAAACCGTTGCAGGAGACCTGTAGCTGCGTTGGGATCGACGGCTGGCGCTGCATGCCATAGATGCGCCCAATGGCATCCTGCATCCTCCCAGAGGCATAGGCAGGGTCCATCTGCTGGGCATAAAACTGGAACGTCGCGTAGGTATTATCGATGATCGCCGCCCACGACATCGCAAGTTGGCCCTGCGGGGTCGTCAGGGAATAGTTCAGCGTGTTGCCGAACGATGCGTTGATGTCGCCTTGCACCCCCGCCAGCACTGCGGGACCGGATGGCGCGACGAAACCGGCCGGACCGAACGTGAACGTCGGGACGAGGGTTGTCATCTATCGCGCTCCTCCCGTCAGAACTCCGACCGTGAAGCTCGCCGCCGAGGTCGTCGGCTGTCCAAACGTCGTGCTCACAATCTGGATCTGCCCGGAGAGTATCCGAGTCGTGGGGTCGAGGCTTGAAAGGAAGACCTGCGCCGACGCGATGTCCGCGGACGCTGAGAGTGCCGCCTGCACAAGGTATTGTTTTAACAACGCAAGTGGTGGGTTGAAGCCAAAAATTTGCTGCAGATATGGCACGCCGATCGTCGTGTTCCAGTAAACCTCTCCAAGGAAGGTTTTGATGGCTGATGCCGCATCCTGCGCCAGCGCATAAGGTTCCGGCGCGACCGCGATGTTGTTGCTCGCGTCGAGCGTAAGGTCCCAGACCGCTGGATCAAGAAAGAGGGTTGAACTCATGGGACCGTCACCATCACGCCATTGACCCACAACCCGGCCGTTGCGGTGATACTGCATCGGTTCGTGGTGTGGCTGGCCACGACCATCGTTCCATTCGCGTTCAATGTGATGTCTCCGGCCTCCATCTTGATCGTGTTGCTGTTGCCGTCAGTCATCGTGATCCCGCCGGATGAGGTTACGATCGAGTTGGAATTGTTATCATTCACCGTCAGGTTCCCCGACCCGTCGCTTTTTATCACGACTCCATCCTTCGTGGTTAGGTTCAGACTGCCGTCGCTCTTGAGCCAGATCGTTCCAGCCGGAGCCGCGCTGCTAAACCCACACGGGATGAAGAAACCGTCAGAGAAGCTGTGATGGCGAAAAGAACCGGGGTTTGCCTGTCCCGGCGTCTTTGTCACGTTTGAGATGTCCCGCGAGGCCGAGACGATGAAGCCGAAATCTCCCGCCACGGGGTCGGCAACGATCGCCCACTGCCCAGACCCGATCCGCATGTAGGGAATGCCGTAGACGATGCCCTGTTTTTGCGAATTACCATTGCCGTCAAGCAAATTGAGAAGAAGCTGAACATCGACCGTGCCACCTGCCGGTGGCGATCCACTGCCGGGATGAACCGCACTAATTTGAACCGGCGTGCATGTCTCCATCTCTGCGAGTGCCTGCCGGATCAGAAATGCCGTCACCGCATAATCGTTGGAAAAGTCCTCGGGGAACATCTGTCCCGCCGCGACCTGAGTGTTGTCGGCTTGATTGATGGTTGTGTCAGTCATGGCATCACGTTGCTGATGGAAGTACGGGGTTCGTTCCTGCGGGATATCCTTGCAGCGTCATCATCCACTGTCCCTTTGGGACCTGCGCTTCTAATTCCAGATCGATCTGCTGGACCGTGTATTGGGTCGAGATAGGACTATAGGACAAGCTCTGGCCCAACGGCAGGTTCGCTACCGCCGAAAGAACTGTGCTCTGAATTTGGATAGGGCTGCTCTGCTTGATATTCGGATTGAACAACGTCTTGACCACGATGCAAGGCCCCGAGAAGGTCGGGGATGCAATCATTCCAGTCTGCTTGCTAATCACGATAACTGACCCATCCTTGCGCGGCGTTCCCTTCTGGAATATTTCGAGTGCTTGAGTTGGACTGATGCCAAAGGAGATTCCTGCCGCCTGTGCCAGCTTTCGTATTTGCACCAATGGTGATCCGGAGAGGTATATCGGAGGAAGTTGGATATTGATATTTCCCGCGTTGTTGAAGCTTAGACCCATCTTCCCAGCGAGATTACTCATGGCCTCCGAAACGCTGAAACCTTGAGGAAAACTTGTCGGTGTAGAAGCGAGAACCGGCGTTCCAGCCGAAGCCTCAATGGTTAGCGGCACATCTGGCTGGTTATCATAATCAGCGGAGCCGTACAGAATGTCCCCGTAGAAGACAGGAGATAATGCGGTGCTGCTATTGCCTGCTGAAACCGTCAGCTTGTTTCCCGTTATGATGTTCAGTCGCATTCCCAAACTGTTCAATTGATTCAAAATGCTCGGAGGCAATCCCCAAATCTTGACGGTACAGGTCGGTAGCGCTCCGGCATTTCTGACACGAGCAGAGACCCGCAGACCAAGGATATTAAGTTGACTCCCCCCAGCACTGGCACTGATGAGCCCACTGAGCCCACCGCTGCCAAGCGCCCCGATTCCACCCCCGCTGCTGCCAAGCCCTGCAAATGTAGTCGGCTGGTTCGTTTGGGTATTCTGCGCCAGCTTGATCGAGACACCGATCTGCCTCTGCGGAATCTGATTTGCGCCGAGAAGCCCGCCAATACCGGCAAGCAGATCGGTCATCACTCTTCCCCATATGGAAGATGGAGGGCTGCAATATCCGAGGCTTCCAAATAGACAAGAAACCATCGCGAATTAAGCCCGGTGTAAACAGGATCGCTAGTCCCCTGCGTATCGTAAAAGAAGAAATCCCCGACAAACCCGAAATAAGTATTCCGAACGATGAGGTTGTAGTTCAGACAGATGATGCCTTGCACAATAGGGTTCGTGCCAATCAGCACATCCATGTAAAGGCCATAAGCCTGTTGATAAACGTTAATTATGGTCGCTTGCCCACCGAGGTTGACCTGCAATGTCTGGTTCGGGATCGGCTGCACCGGGACATAGAGCATTCGATTCCCCTAGTTGATTTGAGCTGGGTTGGGTGGCGGAACCGGAGAATAATTTCCAGATGTGTTGACGAAAACTTGGGGGCTTAAGCCGCCCTGTACACCTCCAAGCCCTTGTTGTCCGGCATCGCCGGGCGCAGCGGTCGCAGTGAAGCTGGTAGCCGAGACAACATTGATTTGCACGAAACTGAGGTCAACTTGGATCAATTGATTGCCTCGTATCGCAGTCCTTGCCCACGAAATGTGATTGCAATTACAGTTTGAAAAAACCATCTCCGGCGTAATCACTGAGAACAACTGGTAGGAAGCAGCGATGGCTTGGCAAGTGTAAAGGAAGCTCTGCCGTGCAGACACCGACCCGCCAGTGCAGACCCGCAATCGAATATCGAATGGAAGCTTGACCTTGTTGTAACTCTGGAAGGCTCCATTCTCTTGCGGGTAGTTTGCGATCGGAAGGTCATTTATGTAGTCGAACTCGACCGTCGAGGCGATGGCAGGCACGACCGGCGTCGGAAGAGTTCCTGATAATATCGATCCAAGACTGCCGAATCCTTGACTGAAGGTATTCACGACATTGCCGATAGTGCCCGCTACCTGCACGATGGACGCAAGCGTCCCTGCAACACCCGAACCGCCATTGTAAGGAGCAGGCGAGAGCACCGGCATTCCGTTGAGATAGACGCCCCATGTCGGCTGTAACAACGCGCCTAGCAGGATATCGCTGGCATCCTGAAACAGAAGCGGGATGTTGATGGCTGAAGGAATCGCGACCATGGGTTACACCGCTGCACTGTTGCCATAGTAGGCCATCTTGATCCGTTCGGCATTGCGTCCAATGTTCGTCGCGACTTCATGCGCGTTGCTACCATTGACGTTCATGTTCTGGATGTTGAAGCTGACGTGGTTATTGGACGTGCGAGAGGGTGACTTTCCCTGCAGCATGTCATACCACTGCCGATATCGCGGACGGGTCTGCTGCTGTTGTCCCCCGGGTAAAGAAGGCCACTCGCCACTCAACAGTTTCGTTGCTGTAAGCCAATCGCCCCGCTCAATAGCTTCTGCCGCCCCCGGATAGCGGCGTTCAATATATTGTCTGGTCCGGCCAGCCTGCTGTTCGTAGGTGCCGAACCGTGGATCGCCAATACCCAATGTCCCGGCCATCCTTGCCGTACCACTCAGGAATTGGAAATACCCTTGCGCGCTGCTGGCAGTGTTTCCGATGTTTCTCTGATCCGTTTCCAGATAAGACAGGGCACCTAGCCATCTACTCCAGTTTCCTCCACCTTCGACGGAAGGCAATGTTTCCCCCGCAGGCCCTCCTCCCGGTACAGGGATAGCCGCTCCCCCAGCCGCCGCAGCACCGCGTTTCCCCGCCTCTCTTATCGCGTCGTCACCTTTAGTGAACCAATCGAAGAGATTGACCCCCGGCCCCTTTCTGGAAAAACCTTCTAACCATTGTGCGAGAAATTCCATCAATGACGAGAGCGGTCCCGTCGCTAGGTTTGTGACGACCATTCCAAGATGTTCAAATGCAGTATCTAACTTCCCAATATCCTGTTGAAATTGTTTTGCCCGCTCGCCTTCCTCATGTGCAAGCGGAGCCAGCGCCGCCATCTCGTCGACCAATTTCCTGATTTGTGCCGCGCTTTGCATCAGCATGAACTGCGGCAATCCCATGTATTGCAGCCGCGCCGCCCGTGCCGGTCCCTGCAAACCTAGTTCATCGAGTCTTTGCGCGATGGAAATCATCGCTTGCTCCGCCGTCATTGGTCCGCCCCCGGCTCCGCCATGAAGCAGATCGAGCGGTCGCATTCCCGGCCTGCTAAGGGTCGCGACACCTCGAAATAACGGGCTATTCACATCCCCGGTGAACAACGCCTGCTGAATAACTGAAGATGTCTGCATCAGCGCAGCTATTCCCGCCTTCGGGTCTTCCCCTATCGCCCTGAAGGCATTCCGCATCGCCAAGGTTCGTTCTTCGGTCTGACCAATGACTTCCGCAACCCGGCTGATCCCTGCTTCTAAATTGGCAAAGGTTTGGATCGTCTGCAGGGCCTCTGCACCGAAGAAGCCCCCAATGACCCCCATCGCTCCCCGCTGCATGTTGGAGAACAGGTTGGACATCTGCTTGAACCGCGCCTCAATATCAACAGCGCGGGTTTTCGTTTCCTCCTCCATCCTTTTGAGTTGGTCCATCAACCGCTGCTGCTCGCGGGTGAACTGCGACGTATCGAGGTTAAATTCTAGGACTAGGCTATCGAGGACTGTCGGCATCGTTTATCCCTTTGCCGCTTCCCGCTCCGCCCGTTGTTGAGCAAGCCGTTCATTGTGAGCGCGGTACGTTCCGACTTCTAGCAGATCGTAGAGGTCTTCTAAAGAATAGACCGTCTGCAACTCATGGAGCGTCACCCGAGGCTGCTCCATAGTTATTGCTATTGCAATGAGCCGGGGGATGTTGGGGGGATCGGGGTAGACGACTCCGGTGCCTTCAGCGCTGCTGCTAGGAAGGTTGAAATCATCTCGAAAGGTGAAAAATTTGTGTGGAGGCGGACTACCTCCGACCGCAGCCACAATCGAGTCGTCGGTTCTTCGATGTCGTCTTCGGACGAAATATCGGTCGCCACGACCGCTCCGTCCGCTCCCCGTGCCTTGGGGTCACGGATAATTTGAACGCAATCAAGCAGTTCATCGAGGATTGGGATGACTTCCCCGGCCTGCATCTGGCCACGGAGGAAGGTATTCACGCCAAGCAGGAAAATGGCCTCCATGCCACCGCCCAGCATCTCTATCGGGATTTGTCCACCGCCACGATTGTACGCCAGTAAAGCCCGCACCGCCCAATGTTCGGCCTTCGCAGCAGACCATTCCGTGATGAGAAAAAGCTTTCCAGCGTCCCGCTTTGCCCACTTTTCGTCGGGGACCTTGACGACTTCCTTCTTGCGCACGCTTACCTCGTTGGGACTTGCTGCACCCTGCCCCAGACAATCCGGTAGCGCCGCGGTTGCAGGATTCGACGCACGGCCGGGATGGGCTTGTACGTCTCCAACCCGCCGTTGACCATCGTGAACATGATCCCCGCGCTAGGCAAAAGTATGGTCCCGTTCAGCGGATAGACATCCTGCGCCGCTTCCTGCTGCTGGTTGACGGTGTCAAAAAACGCGTTGGAGGCCGAGTCGCCCTTCAACGTTATCTCCTGTATCCGCTCCACCCATACGAAGCCGAACGAGAGCACCCCGTCCACGCCCATCTGATGTTCCAAGACCCGCGCCGCCTCGATGTCTGTCACGTCGTCTGCGGCGAAGTTCTGCAGCACTTGCGGGATCGGAAACAGTGTCGGTTGCGAAAGCGAGATGACCGCATTGGCTGACGTGAGGGACATGGCTTCTCCTTACGGCACCATGATCGACGCAAGCGTGATCTGCTGGACCGAGTTCCGGTCGATGTAGAAGAACGTGATGTTCCACGGCCCGCGCGCGACCTGCACCGTCTGGCTGGGGATATTGACCAGCAGATAATAGCCCTGCGTCTGCAGCGTGGTCGCAATGTTTGCGCCAGCCTGCGCATTGACCTGTGCAATCTGTCCGGGTGTGAGCACGTTCGGAGCGAACGCCCCGAATGCAAGTCCCTGCTGGATGACCGTCTGGCAGGTCTGCTGGATCAGCCCGATACCCGTCGGCGTGAACGGCACCGACAGCGCGTTGTTGAACAGGTTGAGAAGCTGGACTTGGAAGAAACTGTTCATCCAAATCTGCGTCTCGAACGAGTCCGCCCACGCGAACGGCCCGGTAATGGTGCCCGGATAATCCCAGAGGAAGGACCCCGTTGCCGCACCATAGGCACCAGCGAAATTGTAGCCGTTGGCGGTGAGATTCCCGGCCGTGGTGGGGTCCGTGACGTTGACGTAGAAGCCCGCTCCGTTCCGGAAGGCCAGCGTCGCGCGCCCGTTGATCTGGTTGTAGTTGATGCTGGCGGCCCAGCCGAGCGCAAAAGAACACAGCCCGCCGTCATTGGTACTGCCGCCCTCCCAGATCAGAACGGTCCCGCTATCGCCGTTGTTCAGGAGGATCTGCCCGAGACTCGACGCTGCAGGCGCGGAGGTCGTCGGACTGTTGTCCGGGTCCCAGCAGAAATACCCGAAACGGTTCCCGCCAAGGGCCGACTGTTTCCACAGCGCAAAGGCCTGCTTTTGCGCGTTGCCACCGCCGCCGTCCGGGTCGTAGATGGTCATGAAATTGGCCCATGCCTGATTGACCACGATCAGGTTGGCCATAAAGGTGCCGGGCGTTAGCGCGACAATTCCCTGAGATGTCACCGCGCCCGTCGCACTGGTCAGGGCAAGCGCCGCCGTCGCCGTACCTGTCGCGTAGGCGATCGTCGAGGCCGCCCCCACGATGCCTGACTGGATCACGAAAGCATTGGACGTTGAATCGAAGGTAACTGTCGCGGGCGTCGGGGCACCGTTCAAAGCCGCACTCGAGACGGACTGCGTCAGGTTGACATAGTAGGTTCCCGCCGCGCCCGTGCCGGTACCAAGCTGCGTGATGACCGTATTCGCCAACGTCGTGCCGCCGCTGACCGTCAGCCCGACCGTCCACAAGCCGGTGAGAGTGCCGCCGACCGTCAATATTCCATAGTTTCCCGTGACCGCGGTGGAGGGAACGTTGAGTGCCGGGACGGCAGTTGGGTTGACGCTGCTGCCGATCGCATAGGTTCCGGTGCCGCCTGTCGTGCCACTAAGCTGTCCGGTGACAATGAGGTTCAGGCCGGTAAGTCCGGTGCCGGAAAGTGCCGCACCCCGAACGATCGTGCCGGACGTAACCGCGCTGACGGTGAGGATGTTGCCAGCGGCGGACCCGGTAACCGAGAAGGTTCCGGCAGCGATGAGGCTGGCCGTGCTCGTTGCGGCGTTCGCCAGACCCGTATTGATCGCCGTCTGGATGAGTGCTGCCGCGCTGGAAAAGCTGGTCGCAGTGGACAGGTTGACCGTGCCGCTGTGCGTGAGTCCGTCGATGACGACGCTGACCGTGCCGTTGATCGCCTGAAGCTGCGCCAGCGTCATGCCTGCCAGCGACCCGCCTCGCAGGAATGCCGGAAGCGCCGTCTGGGGCCAGACCGCCATGAGCAGGGACGACGGCAGGATCGTCGCGCGATTGAAGCCCGAGAAATACGTTTGAGCCAGTGTCGATTCCAGAGAGGCTGCGCCGAAGTAGGAGGTAACCGCCTGCGCCGAATTGAAGCTTAGGACCGTCCCGACCGGGATTCGTCCGCCTTGGTCGATCATGAGCCCGATGCCTTGGAGGCCAGAGCCACCTGCGGCGATAACGCTAGGAATGACCGAGACGATCTGTGAGGCAGGAAT